CGTGCTGACCTCACATATCAACAGGGTCTTCCTAAGATGTGGTCTAGGTCTACACGATATGATTTTTATTTCCCAGTATTTGCCACTTTGGGTGAGCAAGCTATTTTGAACAAGGAAATATTTGTTACTGGTACTTCTACAGATGACCAAGTATTTGGATATCAAGAGCGTTGGGCTGAGTACCGTTATAAGCCTTCACAAATTACTAGTTTGATGAAGTCTACGAGTGCCGGTACTATTGATGCTTGGCATTATGCCCAGCGATTTACTTCTTTGCCTACGCTTAGTTCTAGTTTTATTCAAGAAACGCCACCTGTTGCCAGAACTACCGCAGTTGGTACGGCGGCTAATGGTCAACAATTCCTTATGGATGCGTTTTTTGATTGTAAGATGGCTCGTCCAATGCCGATGTATTCTGTACCTGGCTTGATCGACCATTTCTAATGTTTTATATAACCTCGAGTACCCGCAAGGGTACTGAGGAAACAAGCGGAGCGCGTTAGTATGCCTTTTAAAGCTATTGGTAATTTATTTAGTTCTGCGGTTTCGGCTGCAGAATCTTTATCGCCAGGAGAGGAAATTATTGGCGATGTTTTACCAGCTTCGTCTGGTTCTTCATGGTTATTGCCAGCCATTATGGGCGGTGCAAGTTATTTAGGTCAATCTGGTGCTAATAAGACTAATATGCAGATTGCTCAGAATCAAATGGATTTTCAGCGTGAAATGTCTAATACTTCATATCAACGTGCTGTTGAAGATATGAAGAAAGCTGGATTAAATCCTATGCTTGCTTATTCTCAGGGGGGTGCTTCTACTCCTGGGGGTGCTACCACCCAGGTTCAAAGCAAAACGGCTAAGGCCGTGGATGCAACTCAAGCTCAGATAGTTCAGAATGAGCAAGTTGCTAATTTAAAGGCTCAGACTGCTTTGAATAATGCCACTGCTGCTAAGACTATGGCAGAGACTGCTGTTACTACTCAAGAGCTATCAAATCGTAAGAATCAAGATTTGAATTTATTAGAGGAGCGCCAGCGTATTATTAATGCTGCTAAACGCGAGGGTGCTTCAGCAAAGCAACTTGAACAATTAGAGCGTAATCTTCGCCAGGCTTATACTCAGGCTGAACAAGATTATTTTTTACGTCAGCCACTGGCAAGATTTAATGAGGCTAATCCAAGATTAGCTCAAATTATTCAAGGGTTAGGCCAATTTTTTGGACCTACTGTTTCAAGTGCAACTCGTTTAGCTAAATAAGGAATGAATATGACTAAAAGTACATTACCATTTGTACGTAATCCGTACAATTATGATAAAGATGAAGCATCGATTAACGATGCGTTGCTGTGTCAAGAACCTAGTCTTGCACAACAGCATATGAAAGATGAATGTGACATTAATGTCATCATTGAACGTTTTGGCGTTACTGGGCAGATTCCCCAGTCGCCTGTATCGCCTACATACGGCGATTTTAGCGGTGTTACCGACTATCATAGTGCGTTGAACAAAATAAACGCCACTATGGATGATTTTATGGCCTTGCCAGCGCAATTGCGCGTTAGGTTTGACCATGATCCTGTCAAACTATTGGAGTTTCTTCAAAACGACCAGAATCGCGATGAGGCGATTCAATTGGGTCTTATTGATGGACAACCAGTGGTTGAACCCATCGTTTCTTCAGAAACACCTAAGGCTGCGGAGTGAAACTTCGCAGCCAGCACAGTTACTTTACTTGATGTAACTGTGCTAGGTGACACCAAACCACTACTTTTAACTACGGAGTTCATATGCTAAGAAGAAAATCTGTAAATAAATACAAGTCTGCAAAGTCATTTCGCAGACAGGTTAGCAAAACTAAAGCTATCAATATGAGACACGCTCCAATGCGTGGTGGCTATCGTTTGTAATTATGGCCTGTTATAAGCCCTTAACGGCTTATCAATGCAGTGACAGGTCTATAATTTGGCGGGAAATACCAGGGGCGGATGTAGTCCGCACCCTTTCATTGCCTTGTGGTCAGTGTGTTGGTTGTCGCCTTGAACGCTCACGTCAGTGGGCGATTCGTTGTATGCATGAGGCACAAATGCATACTAGTAATTGTTTTATTACTTTGACATATGCTCCACAGCATTGTCCTAAGGATATGTCATTGGATTACAATGACTATCAGCTTTTTATGAAGCGGTTGCGTAAACGTTTTACTGGGAAAACGATACGCTTTTATATGGCAGGTGAATATGGTGAATCTTTTGATCGTCCTCATTTCCATGCTTGTCTGTTTGGTATTGATTTTCCGGATAAGAAAATATTTAAGAGAACGCAGACTGGCTCTATCCTCTATACGTCAGAGATTTTGGAAGAATTGTGGCCGTTTGGCTATTCTACAATTGGTGATGTTAACTTTGAGTCTGCTGCTTATGTTGCAAGATATATTATGAAGAAGATTAATGGGGTTACTGTCAATGAAAACCATGAAGTGGTTGATGCGGGTGCCCATTATCAATATTGTGATCTAGAGACTGGTGAAATTATTCAGCGTAAGCCTGAATTTAATAAGATGTCTTTAAAGCCTGGCATTGGTCAGGCTTGGTTAGATAAGTTTATGTCAGATGTGTATACAAATGACCATGTTGTGGTGCGTGGCAGAAAGTGCCGTCCACCACGTTTTTATGATAATAAGTTTAAGTTGAAGTTTCCGGATCAGTTTGATATGATCCAGTTTGCTAGAGAGATGGAAGGTCGCTCTCGGCATGAAGATAACACGCTTGAGCGCCTTGCTGTTAAAGAAAAGGTAGCGTTGGCTAAGTTATCGTTGTTAAAACGTACTATTTAAGGAGTTTTTTATGAAGATGGTTATTGTTTCTATTAAAGATACCGCTGCAGACGCTTATGGTCGTCCAGCTTATGTTGCTACAGAGGGTGTAGCTTTACGTCAGTTTCAGGATGAGGTTAATCGTTCTTCTGACGATAATCAGTTATATAAACATCCTGATGATTTTCATTTGTATTATTTAGGTCTTTTTGACGATTCCACTGGTAAGTTCGAACTACTGGAAACCCCTAAGTTGGTAGCTCGTGCAAAAGAGGTTATGATTCGCGAAGGCGAGTAAGGTTTTTTAATACCGGATTACTAGCTCATATAATGAGCTAGTAGTTCGGAATTTCGGGAGATTGTTATGCATCGCAATAAGTCAGTAAGTACGCATTCATTTGCTATGGTTCCTAAAGCGGATATTCCTCGCTCTAGTTTTGATACTCAATATGCACATAAAACCACTTTTGATGCTGGTTTTTTAGTTCCTATTTATTGTGATGAGGTATTGCCTGGCGATACACATCGTGTAAAGATGACTGCATTTGCACGTTTGGCCACACCTTTATTTCCTGTGATGGACAATTTGCATCTTGACACATTCTTTTTCTTTGTACCTAACCGATTAGTTTGGACTAATTGGGTTAAGTTTATGGGTGAGCAAGCGAACCCAGGCGATTCAACATCATATGTTGTACCAACTATTACTTGCCCTGCAGGTGGTTATGCTGTTGGTTCTGTTTTTGATTATCTAGGTTTACCTACAGTAGGTCAGATTGGCGGTTCTGCTACTGTTACACATAATGTTTTACCATTACGTGCTTATAATTTGATTTATAACGAGTGGTTTAGAGATGAGAATTTACAAAATTCTCTTGTTGAAAATACCGGTGATTCTGGAGATCTTCCAGCTAATTATTCGTTAGTCCGTCGTGGTAAGCGTAAAGATTATTTTACTGGTGCTTTACCTTGGCCACAAAAAGGTGCTTCTGTTACTTTACCTTTAGGATCAACTGCTCCTGTTGGCATTTTAAATGCCACTGCTGCTACACAGAATATTGGTATTTTTAATAAAGCTACTAATTCTTATGTCAATATGACATATACTGCACCGTCTGTTCGTGATACTAATACTGCTAATACCACTCTTAATTCTCAGTTATTCGCTGATTTATCTCAGGCTACTTCAGCTACTATTAATCAACTTCGTCAATCTTTCCAGATTCAGAAGTTATTAGAGCGTGATGCACGTGGTGGTACTCGTTATACTGAATTGTTACGTGCTCATTTTGGTGTTACACCCCAAGATTATCGTTTGCAGCGTCCTGAATATATTGGCGGAGGTTCGACTTATGTCAACATTAACCCGATTGCTCAGACTTCTGCAACGTCGGTTACTGGTTCTTCTACTCCGCAAGGTAACCTTGCTGCAATGGGTACTGCACTTGCTCAGGGACATGGCTTTACGTATGCTGCTCAAGAACATGGATACATAATTGGTTTAGTTTCAGTTCGTGCTGATCTTACATATCAACAGGGTCTCCCTAGAATGTGGTCTAGATCTACACGATATGATTTTTATTTCCCTGTATTTGCTACTTTAGGTGAGCAAGCCATTTTGAACAAAGAAATTTTTGTTCAAGGTACTTCTGCTGATAATGATGTTTTTGGATATCAAGAGCGTTGGGCTGAGTACCGTTATAAGCCTTCACAAATTACTAGTTTGATGAAGTCTACAAGCGCCGGTACTATTGATGCTTGGCATTATGCCCAGCGTTTTACTTCGTTGCCTACTTTGAATTCAACATTTATTCAAGAGACTCCACCTATTGCTCGTACTACGGCTGTTGGCACTGCAGCTAATGGTCAGCAATTTTTAATGGATGCTTTTTTTGACTGCAAGATGGCCAGACCTATGCCGTTGTACAGTGTTCCAGGTTTGATTGATCATTTCTAATGTTGTATATACCTCGACTACTCCGTAAGGAGTAGTGAGGAAACAAGCGGAGCGCGTTAGTATGTTTAGTGGTATTTTGAATTCTGTTAGTTCTGTTGTTAAGCCGATTGCACAGGCTATTTCGCCTGTTGCTCCATTATTAGGCGGTTTAGCTGGTGCAGCCGGATCGTATTTGGGTCAAACATCTGCTAATCAGGCTAATGTTGCTTTAGCTCAACAACAGATGGATTTTCAACGTATGATGTCTGATACGTCTTACCAGCGTGCTATTCGTGATATGCAATCTGCTGGTTTATCGCCTATGTTGGCTTACTCTAAAGGTGGTGCTAGTTCTCAACCTGGTG